TCATTTTTAGAAATGTATTTAGGTGACAGTGCTAGAGCACCAGAAGGTATTATGCAAGAAGCACCGATGCAGATGGCTGCTAACGGTGGTAGAATAGGATTAGCTGGAGGAACTACTATTAGAAGTGTAGCTTCACAAATGAACGATGGTAGAGGACCAATAACTCGACAAGACTATATACAATTATATGAACTTGCTGGATATGATTCTGATGTTGCAGGAAGTTTAGGAACTCAACATTATAAAACAGGATTTGCTCAAGACGATGTAATTAGACAAATAGATTTTGCAACAGGTGGAAGAGTAGGATTAATGAAAGGCGCAATGCCTGAAGACGAAGACGAAGAAGATTCTTACAGAGCAGGTGTCATGCAGGCCATGGCTGCAAATAGAAAAAAAGCTATGGGTGGAGGTATGATGGAAATACCTACAGGTAAAATGAGAATGAACGAAGGTGGTGTTATTGAAAGAGACTACAGAGACAAAGGTGGTTTTGTACCAGTTGGCATCAAAGAAAAAGCAGATGACGTTCCAGCAATGTTATCTAAAAATGAATTTGTTATGACTGCTGACGCTGTAAGAGGCGCAGGCGGTGGTAGTATAGAAAAAGGTGCACAAAGAATGTATGACACTATGAAATCATTAGAGAGAAAAATAGGATAATGGTTACAGAAACAAGAACATTACCCGCAGAGTTTATAGAAGCATTAGGTAAAACGTATGCTGACACACTTACAAAAACAGTTGGTACTCCAATTACAACAACAGATGTATCGGGTCAACTTGTAAAAGGTGAGTTAGATGCTGATAGAATTGCACAGGGGTTAAAACCTGAAACAGATGCAGAGTTTGAAGCAAGAAAAGCGGGTGCAAAACAAACAGCTAGAGAATTTGATATTAGAAAAGCACAGATGGCAGATCTTGCGCCTACTGTTGCAGGCATGGATCAATTACAACGAGATGCCATTACTAAAGCTACAGGTGCCACAGGACTTGGAGCTTATCAACAATATTTAACAGATGCAGCAACAGCTGCAGGTCAAGCTGGCACAACTTTAGGAGGAGTGGCTGGTGATATTGGTGCAGCAAGAACAGGACTAGGTGCAGCTGGAACTACACTAGGTCAAGTAGATCCATTTATCACTGCAGCAGGGACAGGACTTGCAGGAGCTGGAACCACGTTAGGACAGGCACAAGCTCTTACAGGCACTGGTGCAGGTACAGGTGCGGGAACTGTTGCATCTTATATGTCGCCATATCAACAACAAGTTATTGACACAACTCTTGCAGAGTTTGACAGACAAAGACAAATACAAGAACAAGCAATTGCACAATCTGCTTTACGAGCAGGTGCGTTTGGTGGTGGCCGTGAGGGTGTGCAACTAGCCGAGTTCCAAGCAGCAAGCGACAGGAATCGAGCAGCAACACAAGCACAACTATTACAACAAGGTTATGGTCAGGCACAAGCTGCAAGACAACAAGACTTACAAAATTTATCTGGCCTTGCATCACAGCAAGCAGCACTAGCACAAAGTCAGTTAGGATTAGGGCAAGCTAAATCTGGTTTAGCTGCTCAACAAGCAGCATTAGCTTCTGGACAATTAGGTCTAGGAACTGCACAACAAGCATTAGCACAATCACAATTAGCACAAGGTGCATTTCAACAAGGGCTTGGTGGTTTTGCACAACAAGCAGCTCAACAAGAAATCGCAGGTCTTGGTGCATTAGGTAGTGTAAGACAAGCTCAAGCACAGGCAGAAGCAGATGCAGCTAGACAAACTGCACAGATGGCAGCGTATGAACCACTACAAAGAGCACAACAATTTGGAACAGGAGTTACAGGATTGATGGGTGGATATCCAGGTCAAGTTACTTTTGCTCCAGACGCACCAGCAGCAAGTCCGTTATCGAGTGCGTTACAAATAGGAACTGGACTAGCAAGTATTTACGGGAACGTTTTTAGATAGGAAAAATTATGAGAACTTTAAGAAGACCAATGTTTAGA